CTCCTCTCGGATCGCTTTTTTCGTCTTGTAGTTCGTTACGCAATACATGCGGAACCTTCTTTCTTGTTGGGTTTCCGGTTTAGTCACCGGGGCGAACGCGCCCACCGGATAGGCGGACGCGCTCGGCTCGGTGCCTAAACGTCTGACGCGTCCGGCATAGGTTCGGCAAACAGCAGGCCACTAGCCAGCCGGGGCGCTACATAGTCGTCAAGCGTCCAGCCTGCGCGATCCTCACCGGTGACAACAGCCCACAAACGGGCGCGCCCATCTTCGTCAACCGGACCCATAGGACGGGCGTGTACTCGCCAGCCGTAGGGCAGATATGCGGCGATTTCATCCAGCCGCCGGGCGCGTTCGGTCGGGTCGTCCGGCAGATAGAGGCGGCACCGGTCGGGTTGGGGGTGTAGCCAAACAAATAGGCGTTCCTCCAGCGCTTCGCGGGTAAACGGAATCCGGCGGCTGTCCGTCTCGTGGTCCCATACGTTGATTGTCTCGGTCGGTTTGATCTCACCGGGCGGCGTCAAGTCGATGTACTCGCCACCGGCCCACTCTGCGCGCCATCCCTCGCGGTTCCATACTCGGATCGTTTTCGTCTCGTTGGTCATCTCGTCTCTTTCTGTTGGGTGAATAGGGGGGCTGATAGTGGTCGGAACCTCTGCGGGGCGCTCGCGATAGTGGTCCGGTTCGCACGCCATCGGGCGCGCTCGTCTCGTGTCGGCAATAGCGCCACGAGTACCGCGCCGACGATTCCGGCGAATACGGGGCCGATCATGGCCGCGGCCGATCGCTTGCGCGCCAGTCGAGATCCCCGATCCGGTGTCCGGTCACATCACGCAACGGCGCGGCGTGCTCGTGTAGCGGTTCGGTGCTGTCCAGCTTGTGCGCGATCTCTGCGCTGATGATCTCCAGCGCATCCAGTTCGGACAGCATGGCATCCGCGGGCCAGTCGTCACCGGTCCAACCCATCACGACATGAGCCGACAGATGGAAGATGACGGGGCGATCGTTTCCGGTGCTCATCGGTCCATCTCCCAACCGGTGCGCCAGTCAATTAGCGCCCACATAGGCGAACCCGCGGGGACTTCTTCACCGGCGGCGGTGCGCAACATATGCGCGGCCCACATTTCCGCGGCGTCTGCTGGCGTGTCTCCGTAGCTGTGATATGTCGCCGCGTCGGCCCGGTTGACATACGCGCCCAACGGCCGCGGTTCGACCGTCTCTAGCGCTTCGTTCATCGCCTCGTGATAGGCGGTTACTTCTTCGTCGCGGTGCTCGTCGCGCCAGACAGCGAGGCGGGTCACGTCAAACGAACGAACGCCACCGGCGTCCGTTGTCATCTCGTGCCAGCCGTCATCCCTAAGCCTTGTGATCGTGCCGACACTCGCCGGGGTAGGCGTAGGCGCTAGGTAGGGACTGAACACGCGGCGACCAACCTTCATATCGGCTGGCGTTGCGTCCCTAAGCGTTGGGTTTTGCATGGGTTGGGTTCCGTTTCCGGTTGCGGTGGCTATCTGCGCCACCGGGTGACTAGGTGCCACCGGGTCCCCAAACTAGGCGCATGTAATACATAAGCAAGGACCGCGCCCAACCTGTAACACACTTGGAACCTTCCCAACCGGCCCACTAGGTGCGCCGATAGTGGCCAGCCGACTCGCAACCGGCGCGCCACATCTGCGGCGCTCGGTCGATAGTGGGCCAAACCTCGACAGCAACTAGCGCCCACGGCGCTAGGCGCTAGCCAAACACCACCCCATAGAGCGACCCCAACAACGCCAGCAGACTCGGCAGGCGACTCGGCAGGCGTCTCGTATGTCTAGGCGTAGGTGCTCGGTATTGTTAGGCGAACCTAACGCCTCCGGTTGCAGCCGGCGGTACCTTGAGTGTTAGGCACACCTAACAACGTCTGAAAGTTAGGCCTACCTAACAAAGCCAGTTAGGCCAACAGGGCGGGCGATAGTGACGAACTTCAGTTCGTCCAGAACAAGGGGGTATGTGCCGAGGCACATGCACAATAAGAATATGCTATGTGCGTGTTGGGGGTTTTGGTTTGTTGGTGATTGTGGGGTGTGTTGTGGGGGTGTGTTTGGGTGGACCTAGCCCTGGGTCCCTCCGTCAGTTTAGGTTGATCGCCTGCCAACTATCGGCTGTGTGTGTTGGCTGGGTCGTGCCCGCCTCGTCCTAGAGGCCGTCGTTTCTCGGGCACGCCGCTGTGGCCCCTCTGACGGGCGACGCTCACGGGTGCTGGCCGTGGCCCCAACGGTTTGGACCGGGTTGGGGTGCCGGTGTGGTGTACTGTAACAGATGACTTGAGGAGGTCGTTGAGAATGGTTCTTGTTGATTCGTTGCGTAGGTGTGGTGTGCAGAAGCCTGGGAAGCTGGTTGAGGCGTTTGAGAAGGGCGAGTTCGATGATTTTGATTGGGGTGAGGGTTCTGATGAGCCGGTTGAGGCGCAGTGTGACCTCGAGAATCCTGAGTCGTGCGAGTCGTGCCAGTAGTAAATGTGCTGTTGCTGATCCTCACTTGTGTATTTGTGACCTTTGCGATTGTAGGGAGTAGTTGATGCCTGCGAAGAAGAAAGCTCAGAAGGGTTTGTACGCGAATATTCATGCGAAGCGGAAGCGGATTAAGGCTGGTTCTGGTGAGCGGATGCGGAAGCCTGGGTCGAAGGGTGCGCCGACGGCTGCGGCGTTTAAGCGTTCTGCTAAGACTGCGAAGAAGCGTCGTTGATGCCTGCGAAGCCTGATCCTCGTTTGAAGCGTGCCGGTGTTTCTGGCTACAACAAGCCGAAGCGGACTCCGAATCATCCAACGAAGTCGCATGTTGTTGTGGCGAAGGAGGGTGACAAGATCAAGACGATCCGGTTTGGTCAGCAGGGCGTGAAGGGTGCTGGGAAGTCTCCGAAGTCGGCTGCTCAGAAGGCGCGTCGTAAGTCGTTCAAGGCTCGCCATGCGAAGAACATTGCGAAGGGCAAGATGTCGGCTGCGTACTGGGCGAACAAGGAGAAGTGGTGATGACTTCGGCGCAGTGGGCTGCGGCACAGGTGTTGTTGGCGTTGGCGTGGGATGTTGAGTGTGCCCGCCGTAAAGGGGTCGGGTTGGCGAAAGCCGAAACGGCGTTTAATGAACAGTTGAAAGTGTGTCGGAATGGCTCCTCCTAAGAAACCGTATTCGCAGCTTCGTTCGTCTGCGAAGTATTACCGGGACAATCCGAAGGCCCGTAAGAAGAAGGCTGCGACGGACAAGAAGGTGAATGCCCGTCCTGACCAGCGTAAGAAGCGGACCGAGTTGTCGAAGGCTCGCCGGGCGGCGAAGAAGCGTGGCGTGAACCTGCGTGGCAAGGACATGTCGCACACGAAGAATGGCCGGATCGTGCCGGAAAACTCGAGCCGGAACCGTGCCCGTCAGGGCGCTAACGGTAAGTCCACCAAGAAGTAACGATGCCTTCTGGCAAGCACACTACACCGGAGCAGTGGGTCCAGTATTTGTTGTTGCGTCGCGGCGGCGAGTCGATGCGCCAGTCAGCGATCAAAGCCGGAGTGAACTATCACTCGGCGCGTGACAACGAATCGGGCCGGACCTCTACCCGTTCCTGGCTGCAAGCCAAAGAACAGGTAGACAAGATTGGCGTATCAAAGATCCCTGACTATGAGCACCTGGACCCCGCCGCACAAGAAGCACATGACAACATCGAAGCATTTGCGCTCCGTTACTTCGGCATCATTCTCCAACCCTGGCAAATCGAAGCCACCGAAAAAGTAAACGAACTCCTCAACACGCCACAAGAGGAATACATCGTCATCAACGCACCCCCTGGTAGCGGCAAATCCACGTTTTTTGCGAAAGTGCTTCCGGCTTGGGCGACCGTCCGTAACCGTGCGTTGCGTGGCATGATCGGCTCGTCAACTCAACGCCTTGCCGAGTGGTACACACGGCGGCTGCGTGCAGAGTTTGAACGGGAACATGTGGCCCGTGCCGAGTTGAACGATCAGAAGATTGGTATTGCTGTCGATGCGGTACGCACCATGCAGCAAGACTTCGGTGCGTTCAAACCTGACGCTAAAGAAATCTGGCGTGCCGAGGCGTTCACGATTCTTCAGCCTGACGACCAGCCGTTGTCGCAGAAGGAACCTACTTGGTCGGCGTTCGGTATGGACTCGGGTTTCCTCGGTGGCCGGTTCGACCTCGTTATTTGGGACGACGTTTGGGACCCACGCAAGATGCGTAACTCCGAGTCCCGCTCCGACATGTACCGCTGGTGGGACGAGGTAGCTGAGACGCGCCTGGAACCGGGCGGTCTGCTAGTTTTGAACGGTCAGCGCATGTCGTCTGACGATATTTACCGGTACGCACTAGACAAGAAGGCCCCGCTTGATGAGGACGAAATGGACTCGGTGGGGGAGGGCATGGTGCCAGAGGAGAACTCTGGACAGGCTGCCTCCTTGCCTAGTGAAACACTCTCCCCCACTGAGGAATCCAAGTACCATCATCTGAAGTACAAAGTCCACTACGAAGATAAGTGCGACGGCGACCACAAGCTAGATGCGAAGCCTTACCCTGAGGGGTGCTTGCTGTATCCACGCCGGTTGCCGTGGAAGAAGATTCGTCACATCAAAGCGCAGACTCCTGACCGGTACGAGATTCTGTACCAGCAGGAAGATGCTGACCCGTCAGCGGTGCTGGTCGATCCGATTTGGGTATCGGGCGGCGAGGGCCGAGACGGTGTGCATCATGTCGGGTGTTGGGATAACGACCGTGACCTGTGGGAGCTACCGCAGTATCTACCGTCTGATCCTGTCATCCTTGCTTCGGCTGACCCGAGCCCGTCGAACTTTTGGGCTTTGCAATGTTGGGCTTATGTGGAAGAAACAGAGTACCGGTATCTGTTGGAGTCCTACCGGCGCAAAATGGATGCGCCCTCATTCTTGGATTGGAACCATGACTCAC